ACGAGCCCCGCAAGGCGAGGGCAGGTAAGCACACGCCAAGCGACATGATGCAGTGCCCACGCTGCGAAGGTCGCGAGGTCACTGAAACGGTAATCGGCGGGATACTGGTTGCTGGGAAGCTGAAAGGCGGGACCAGGCAGTATGTGTGCGTAGGATGCTTGCTTAAAGGGCAACGCGTAGTACTCGGTTAAGACAATTCGAATTCGATTCAACGAAAGGCCACCAGGGCAACCCGGTGGCCTTTTTCTTTTGCCGCTAGCGGATGCAATGCGGTGTTAGGCCGGAAGGCCACTGATAGGGCGGATGCCCGGAAAGTGAACCATGCCATTCAAGTACAATGCAGACGGCACCATCGCCATGGATGCCGAGAAGAAGCTCCCCATTTTCATCAACGCTGATGGCGCTGAAGCCCCGTTCGACGCTGACGGCACTGTAGCGAACATCGGCCGGCTGAACGGTGAAGCAAAGGCGCATCGCATCGCAAAAGAAACTGCAGAAGCCGCGCTGAAGCCATTTAGGGATGCTGGCATCGAGGATGCAGCCGCTGCCGCAGAAGCAATCAGGTTGGCCAAGAATATCAAAGACGGCGAACTGGTCACCGCCGGCAAGGTGCAGGAAATTAAGGACGCGGCGACGCGCACAGCAAACGAAGCTGTCGCTAACGCAACGCGCGCGGCCGAGGAAAAGCAGCGCGCACTGATCGAACAGAACGAAAAGCTCACGCTGAACCTGAACAACCACATCATCGGCGGCAGTTTTGCCGCTTCCAAGTTCATTACTGAAAAGCTCGCCATCCCGGCCGATGTTGTCCAGGCCATGTTCGGCAGCCGCTTCAAGGTGGACGATGGCAAGCTGGTCCCGATGGGCGCCGACGGCAGCCCGATCTTCTCCGCCACGAATCACGGCAACCATGCCGACTTCGAAGAAGCGCTGCAGGTCATGGTGAATCAGTACCCGAACAAGGACATGATCCTCAAGGGAACGGGGGCATCTGGCGGCGGAGCGACGCAAGGCAAGCCGGGCGCCGGCGGCGGTAAAACCGTGTCGCGCGCCCAATGGGATGGCATGAGCCAGTCCGACCGCATGAACCACTCCAAGGCCGGTGGCGCCGTCACCGACTAATCGAACAAAGCACTGAAGTAGCAGCAAAACGACGTTTCTGTTTTTCAAGCCGAGTACCCGGATGGGGAATCGGAGCACTGGCTGGATAGCCAACATTCGACATTCCTAACCAACCCGCCATGAGCGGGTTTTTTCATTTCTACGAGGCTTAAAAATGGCAAATGTACTTTCGAACCTGGCCGCCGACATCTACAAGGCAGCCGATATGGTCGGCCGCGAGCTGGTCGGCGTCATCCCGTCCGTCACCGTGAATGGCGATGCGATGGTCCGCGCGGCGAAGGGCGACACCATCCGCTCCTTCGCAACCCGCGCTGTTACCGTGAACTCGTCGTTCGCTCCGTCGATGACGATTCCGGAAGGCACCGATCAGACCGTCGATAACAAGACCATGACGGTCGATACCTACGCCTCCGTCCAGATCCCATGGACCGGCGAAGACATGAAGCACGTCAACAACGGCTCCGGCTTCGAAACCATCTACGGCGATCAGGTACGCCAGGCAATGCGTGCCATCACCAACACCATCGAATCCGCTGTCTGGACCACCGGCCGCGCCGGCGCATCCCGCGCAATCGGCACTGCTGGTACCACGCCTTTCGCGTCGAACCACGATTCGCTGGCCGACCTGCGCAAGATGCTGGCCGACAACGGTTGCCCGATGGACGGCGCGATCACGCTGGCGATGAACACCTCGGCTGGCGCCGCAATGCGCAAGCTGACCCAGCTCCAGAAGGCAAACGAAGCCGCTGGCACTGAACTGCTGCGCCAAGGCACCCTGCTGGATCTGCAGGGCATCATGGTTAAGGAATCGGCTGCGCCGGTTTCCGTGACCGCCGGCACTGGCGCTTCGTACACCACCACCACCGCTGGCTTTGCTGTCGGTACCACCTCGATTCCACTGATTACCGGTACTGGCACGATTCTGGCCGGTGACGTGGTCACTTTCGCGGGCGATACCAACAAGTACGTTGTCGCTACCGGTATTGCCGCCCCTGGCACTATCGTTCTGGCTGAACCCGGCCTGAAGCAAGCGGTTGCAGCTTCGGCAGTTGCAGTCACTGTCGGCTCGGCAGCGACCGCAAACCTGTGCTTCCACCGCGGCGCCATCGAGCTCGGTATTCGCGCTCCTGCGATGCCAGCCGGCGGCGATGCTGCTGTGGATCTGATGACCGTGCAAGACCCATTCAGTGGCCTGGTGTTCGAAATTGCCGCCTACAAGGGCTACATGAAGTCCATGTTCGATGTGCGCTGCATCTACGGCACCAAGGCATGGAACAGCAAATACATCATGCAGCTGCTGGGCTAATCGCGGCCAAGGGAGGGCTCCGGCCCTCTCTCATTCACCTGGAGTTAACAAATGCATTGCGAAACCATTAACATCAAATCCGAAGTGTCCGACGATAACCCCCTGGGCTACATCGTGATCAACCTCGAAGACTTCGACCCAGCCAAGCATGAGAAGTTCGACACTGACGCCGCCGATGAGCAAACCGACACCGCCAAGGCCTTGACCGTCCCGCAGATCAAAGAAGCGCTGGCCGCCAAGGGCATCGAAATCCCCGAGGGCGTGACCAAGAAGGCCGACCTGCAAGCCTTGCTGGATGCGGCGGCATAAATGAGCCTGGTCGTTGAAGACGGTACCGCGCGCGCGGATGCTGAATCGTTCTGCAGCGTGACGGCGGCAACTGCCTACCACGCCGCGCGCGGCAATGCGGCCTGGGCGGCGCTCGCCAGCGACGCGGTTCGCGAGCAGATGCTCCGCAAGGCGACCGACTACATGGAGCAGGTCTACCGCTCGCGGTGGGCCGGCGCCAAGAAGACGACCGCGCAGGCACTTTCCTGGCCGCGCTATTACGTCCCAATCAAAGATGCGGTGATGGTGCAGTACTACGACAGCAGCAGCGTTCCGGCCGTCGTGGCCAACGCCTGCGCCGAGCTCGCCCTGAAGGCAATCACCGCAACGCTGGCGCCCGATGTCGGCCCGCAGAAGAGGCGCGTCAAGGTCGATGTGATCGAAACCGAATACTTCGAAAGTGCGACGGGCTATATCCGATATCGTGCGATCGAGAACATGCTCGAGCCGTTCCTGGGTAGCGGTAGCGGCATGAATATGAAAGTGGTGAGGGCATGACGGTCATCGCCTTCGATGGACAAACCCTGGCGGCTGACAAGCGCGCTACAAGCGGGGGGGGTATCGCCCGCACGGTAACGAAGATCATGCGCAGCCCGGCCGGCGAACTGCTGGCCGTCACTGGTGATTGGGATGTTGCTATGCTGATCCGAGCATGGTTCATCGCTGGCGCGAAGCCCGCCGAATTCCCATCCGAAGCCCGTGGCGAAGATGGCGCGATACTGATCGTTATCGACTCGAGCGGCATTCGCACGTATGGGACTGGCCCATACCCGCTGATCATCGAAAACACCAAGGCGGCATTCGGCAGTGGGCGCGATTACGCCGAAGCGGCGATGTACTTCGGCCATGATGCTGTCGCCGCGGTCCAGGTGGCAAGCCATTTCCAGATCGATTGCGGCAACGGTATCGATACTCTGGTGCTGCAATGACCGACTTCTACACCGAACTGCCAGTTGTTGCCGACGAACTGCTGGCTGAATTTGGCGCCGCTTGCTCGCTCGGGAAGATGACCAAGGGCGCTTACAACCCGGCGACCGGTACCACATCGATCAGCTACCCGCCGAATGGCGTAACCGCCGCGGTGTTCGATTTCCCGCAGAAGTACATCGATGGTACGTTGATCAAGGTCGGCGACAAACGCGTGCTGCTGTCGGCAGTAGGCCTGACCGTCACGCCAGAGCCGGGCGACCACTTCACGGACGTGCGCGACACGGTGCTGACAGTGATCGCCGCGAAGGATATTGCGCCCGCTGGCACTTCGGTGCTATGGGTACTCCAGGTGCGCAAGTGAGCCGATGGAGTATTCCGCCTGATCGGATAGTAGCGGAGAAGAAGGAAACGTTGACGCAGGTTGTGCGTGAAACGACGGTGTTGGTCTTCCAGAATGTTGTGCAGAACTCCCCGGTGGATAAAGGCCGTTTCCGAGCCAACATGAATGTCAGTTACGGCGTGCCAGATCAGACCGTAACTTACAGCACGGATAAAGATAGG